GGCGTACTACCAGAGTTTCTAACGAATGCGAAGTATGCACCCTCTTTCTTCTCAAACCACTCTTTGTTTATGAACCCTGTGGTTTGGATGTCCGTTTGTAGGGTAGCATCCCAAGAGTCATCTCCCTCTATATTTAAAGTTTTGAATAGTTTATTCTCTAACGGTGATTGGTTTATTACACTAGTGATTTTAGATGTATACTGAACGCCATAGAAGTTGTTTCTAGTCTCGTTCACATTATGCCTCCAAAGGTTGCCTCCCTTGAACGTATAAAAGTAATTATTCATCCCAATCATCCAATCGGGCTCGTAGGAGTAGAAGGATACCCACCCTTGTACTCCGTCATCATATGTAAGTGTATAATTCGCCATTATTTATTTCTTAAGGACAGTTAGTCCAAGTAATTGAGAACAACCCTGTTCTTGGTATACTTGGATCCATTAATGATTGGAAGTTTATTGAATAACCAGGAGGTAATGTAATATTGAATGGTGTGCCACTACCACAAGCATAGTATGTAAATGTATGGCTTACCGTATCGTTATTTACCGCCTGATATTGGCCACAACCTTGTGAACAATCAGTTATTGCTAATAATCCATTAATTGTATCGTTTATGACAGGAGCAGTAACCAATGCGATAACTTCCCAAGTACAAGTTGGCTCTCCAACAGTATCTACGAAGTCACCAACGACTATACCGCTACCTGCGTAATCAGCGTATATCTCAGTACCATCACCACATCTGCGTAGTTTATAATCGGATCCTGTAACGCAAGCACCAGTTTGAATGACTATTCCATTCTCAACTTGGAACCAATCATCACCTGATAGCATTGCAGGAGCTCTATAGAATCCATTAGCTAAAGGATTGACACCATTCTCATCAGAGAATACAAAGTCAAACAGACCTAATATACCTGCTGCTCCATTTACATGGTAGTAGTATATGTCTTGGTCTATAGATGCCTCACAAGCTAAGGATGCGTTAGCATAACCCAAGCTGCCATTTCCAGAAGATAATACCGCAGGGCAGTAAACATTCACATCCGTAGATGAGAAAGAACCACAAAGCTGAACCATATTAACCCTTATTTGGTCAATTGATGCAGATGTCTTAGGTATAATCATGTAGAACTTAGCAGGAGATTGAGTCGTTAACTCTAATTGGTCACTCTGAACAGTTATTATCTCTAATAAAGTATCAGTAACAAATGTAGCTCCATCGTATCTGTATTTGTTTACAGCAGCGTGTGGACTATTTGCTACCAATCCGCAATCAAGTGAACTTGACCCTATCCATGTAGATAGGTTAGCATCACCTTGCAAGAATCCATATACAGGAGAACTACCTCCATTATAAACTATTCCATTGTACTCCGCATTAACACCTACAGGGTAAGCATTTGGTGTAGGCAGAGTGAACTCTACAACTACAGCACCATTACTAGACCCTAAGTCAATATCCATCGTAAACACACCATCACCAGAAGCTGTTATGTTTCCTGTATTACATGGGTGTGCGCATGATGGGCAAGTTTGTTGTGGTTGTAATATACCACTGATAAGCTCTCTTACTATAGAACCATCAGAGTAATAACCATCAGCAGCAAAAGTGCTTAAGCTAGCATCTGTGTATATTGACGTTGAAGAACCCAATGACGATCCATCAACTACATATCCCGTACTAGATGGGCAGTTACAACAAACATCTTCTGCGCTAGTGGCTGAGTAACATAAGAACAAGTCAGATGCGTTTCTTAAATCCCATATCAAATACAAGTAATCACCTGTACTACCAGAGTTGAACTCAGAGTAGCTTGCAAATGGCAAAGGTGAAGTTACAGGAGTTGGTATAGATGACGCAGAAATAAGAGATAATATATCCGCTGAATTATTATCATAAAGCGTATTACTCCTTAAGTATCTAAACAAGTCATTAGTAGGATTCCAAATATAACTATCAGTAGCCCACTTATGAGCACCTATTGTAACAGTACTATTATCTGTAGGTATAGCCGCACTTCCTTTTGGACCACTAACTCTATTGTATCTAGTTACTAATGGTCTATCTGTGCCTGTAGCAAATGTAACACCTGCAAATGTAGTAGGGCTTACATAAGTACCATCTTCATAGTAGTACTCAGTATGCATTGTTTCTCCTGACTCCCATTCATTTGTTACCACTACCTGTATAACATCAATGGTTTGAGCAGTAGGACACTGTACGTTTATTGACAATACTACAGGGCCTGTTGACGTTATACTCAAGTCAACTTGCTCTACAGCAACTTTATCTTTATCTACACTCAAAGTACCACTAGTAGATGTAAGACCTGTATTTACAGTAGTCCCATCGTATGTAGCACTCACGTCAAACTGTACTCCTGGGTTGATACTTACAACCTCATAAGTAATATCTGACGTACCAACTGCATCGTCCAAGTTTACACAGTACCCAATAGTTTCACCTGATGGATTTAAGAAACTTAATGTCTTCCTTATATTACAATCTATGCAATTATCTAAAATTGGTATCGCTCTTTCATTAGACACCAACACATATTCAGTCATGTAAGGATCGTATCCTCCAAGTTTCTGAGTATCGAATGACTCAATAAATGTATCTCTAAACCAACTACGCATACCCTGCTCGGATATCACTTTCAGTTGGTCATTTGATGCTGAGTTTCCTCTTAGTTGGATTACAGCACCTCTCTTAACGTCAGTGAAGAACCTATCGTATCCCCAATTCACATAACTCTCAGGATTAAAACTTATACCGTACTTTTCTGTTCTTGCTATCTGCGTACCTAATACCTCAGGTATTGATGTGATAGCACCACCTGCGGCAGCATCTGATAATAGATTCTTGCCGGATAGTACGTAAGATATTTTATCCTCCTGAAGTGTAAGGACATCGGTCTCACGACCGTCAAGTACGTATATAGCCCCAAAGGAGTCTTCTAAGGCCTTGAAATTAAGCAGCCCTAGGTTGAACTCATTAAGCTTGTTTACGTTCGATTCATCGTTAAATATACCACTATACGTAATATCTGCGTATCTCTCAGCTCTCTTGTAATCTTGAGAAGCGACAGCCGTTACTTTATTACCCAATAATAATGGCTTACCTACTATAGAGTCACGAACCTTATAGCTCTCTACACCATTACCGAATGAGAAACAATTAAAGAACTCAGTATCGACAATAGCAGATTGAGTAGCTGTTTGGTTTTGTACGTTTCCTTCGTGGAATCCATTAGTTATAGGGAACGACAAATGGTTTTCATAGAACAAATCAGGCTGAGCTTCTTGAGGCTCAGTCTCAAATACCATAGTAGTATCTGCACGGAACACCGTAATATTAGCACTGATATGGGATGATCTATTATTTTTAGATACATATCCATTACAGCTTCTTGTGCCCCTAATTAATAATTGTAACTTATTTGTAGCGGTATCTCTGTAAAATCTAAAATAGTTAATACATAAAGATTGGCTAATATCTCCATCATCTGATGCTAGTGTTTCAATATATTGGTTGCTAATATCGCAAGCACTACTACTAGCCCCAACAGTTTGACTTCCGCTATTAAGCAACTCTTCTACATTGTCACCATCCCACCAATCTTTGAAGTTACTATAATCTCCAGAAGAAATTAAATCAAGATTCAAATCATATATTCTTCTCTCACACTGATTATTACCATCTCCTGAACCCCAACGCCTAAATCTAAAGTTCATCTCAATACGACTTCCAGCAGGTATGTTATAATCTACGAAATTTGAACCATCTTTTATATTTACTGTATATTTTAGTAATGCAAATTCGTTTGTATCCTCTTGAGTTACTTCTTTCTTGCCTAGGCCAATTATAGATTGGTCATCACGAACAGTAGAGAACTCATTGGCATTTATCTTCATGTAGACACCAGCAGGGACTGTAACATTACCACTACCAACTGTACTAGGAACATCTATAAAGTCTTCAGCTTGAGCTTCTTTCTCTAATACGGTAGCATATAGGCAATTACGTGTAGCACCTCCTGTATCAGCCTTAACAATCAATCTATCTCCCGTCTGAACTTTCTGAGCATTCTCTCCTTCTAATAAGAAGTAAGTAGAATTTGAGTCAGGATCAGCAAAGAATATAGAACTGTATATGGTTTCGTAATTCTCACGATCAGGCTTGATTACAAACTTATATCTAGTTGCCCATGATGGAGGAACTTGTGTAGGCGGTACAGTTACCTGTATTTTATTTTGTAAAGACGATGCACTACAAGGAACATAAATATTGTTTTGCTCACTAACCAAAGCAGTTGTAGAACGATTGAATTCATCCATATACACAATACCAATCTCATACCCTCTATTACTATGTAGGCTAGTAGGATTGGCAACTTCAGTAAATGATGCATCTATAAAGTTTACAGAGTAATACTCATAAGCATCAGCTCCACCACCACCTGAATTGTCTACGTATTTAACAGCTGGCAATTGAAAACCTACAATATTACTAGTAGGGCTAGTTATAATAGCTATAGGGTCACCATCGTTAGCAATACCGCTATTTTCTTTTGTATAGACACCCAACGTATCCGGCACAGCACAATTAAAGATATCTGTAAACGTATTACCATTACAAGCATCAGCAAATGGCTGTATATTGGTAACAGTACCAACTGCATTTTGGAACTCAACACTCGTAGCCATTTCGTATACAGATGTATAATCTTTAGGCAAAACAAAATTGAATGTAGATTCAATAGGCTGCGTAGTGGCTGATGGACTACCTCCAGAAAACTGGTCATGCTCAAATCTAAAATCTATAGATATAGCAGCACCCTTAACCAAATCAACATCAGCAAGTAATATTAGCATTCTAGAGTCATTAACTGTAATAGCCCCATCGATAGTGTAACTACCACTAGTGGTTGACCCAGTTATAGATGTTAGTCCAATTACATTAGACTCCAATGAAACCACATAATTTAATAATACAGGTTGATTATCATCGGTAAGCAAATCATAACCCTCAACATAGTTACCATACATCAGTCTATTACCCATAATTGTTTGGGCTTTAGCTAACAATGGAACATTGTCGTACAGTCTTAGTATCTCTGACTCAGGAAGTACCGTAAATATCTTACTGTTGGTGAAATCATACTGAACATCAGTATTATCAGGACCTGTCTTGTCAATCTTCTCTACAACCTTAATAATGCCAGTACTCATATCTTTGAACAGTATATCAATACCAGTTACTAATGGGCCTCCTGTATTATAAGTTATAGTAGCCTTGTTGTAGAAATTCACCATCCCTTCATTCAAGAAACTGTCTACACTAAACTCATACGGATTAGGCTCAAATGCAGGTCTAGAGAATTGAGATATAGCAGAGTACTCCCCATCCTTATATTTATACCTATAAGCAAAGGATATAAATCTTTCATCTAGGAAGTTCTCTTGACTATTTGTTTTTGATAATTCAATAGTTGGAGCAGCAATTGGTGGTTTCTTTATAACCAATAAAGCTTCTTCATTCAATTGGTCTATATTACCTGAAGGAAGAGCATAACTCCTTAAGTTATTTATGAATCGTGGTTGATTATAGTAATCAGTAAAGAATATTAACGCCTCATCACCGTTACCTGTCTTTACGATATCAACTCCAGTTATTAAGTACTCAGGATTGAAATTAAGTTTAGTATTTACACCACCCCCATCATCTATACTCACAACATGATAAGTAAGTATATCACGAACTGAATTGTAAGAAACAATTAAATCTAATTTACCTGTGGCTCCTACAGTGAATGATGGATCGTGAACAAACCAATATATAATTTCCTCTTCGCTATCCTCAATAGCTCCAATACATCTAGCATCTCCACTCAATTCAGTACCATCAATATACCTTAATGTAGTCAACCTAGAGTTTCCTTTGGTATTTTCAATAACACCAATTTCAGCCCCTTCGGTCGATCCCATTCGTATATTTAATGCATCTATATATTCACCATTAGGAACAAGTCGTTCATCAACGACTTTATTCATCTTACCTAGTACAAAGTTTCTAGAGAAGTTTACCATATTATTTTATCCACTTATCACGTCCACGCATAGCCATCAATAAACGACCTGGGTGTATGTTGCTCATTCTTATTTTTGCATTACGTAATAATGCACCACGCTCTTTACGAGCTCTAGCTATTATGTACTCTTGAACTCCCAATTTGGAATTCAGAATCTCATAATTAATGTAAGCGTAAATATACTTCTCAAATAACTTATTTACGAAAATTTGAGAGTCATCTCCGTTCTCCATACCATCAGAAATATACTCAAGTATACAAGTCTGACCATCCATGTCGGAATTGAAGTTTATTACACCTTTCTTTTTATCGATAGCAAAGGTTGGGTTTACATTGGCTGTTGTAGTATCAAGTCCAAAACGCTTACCTACAGCATAGTCAAAGTACCATACCCCATCAATATTCCAACCCTCTAACCCATTAAACATATTGTTTGGGTTTAGGTAGATGGATTTCTTTGTTCCTTGCAAACGCTCATAATCAATATTTGAATTCTCAGGCTTCAATATGTTACCATCTGAATCAAACAAAATATTCGCACTGTTGTCTTGCAGGTATGAATTAGAAGATAGTATTTGAACATTCTCCGTCATCGGGAATAATATACCATCCTTGAATAAAGATATACGAACCCAATTTACAAAGTCAGGAGGTAGCACAAATCTAAGAGACTCTGCCACATCTAACTCAAGAACTTTCACTTCCTTGAATGCATCATAGTTCAACTCCTGTATACCTCTCTTAGCATGGAAGATAATCTTGTACCTTTCTTCATTATTCACTAGAGAGTTATTCCCAGTATACATCAACTGAAAGTTGTTTACGATATCGTACAAACTAACGTATTGGTATGAACCCCAATTGGAATCCTCAGGAGCCTGACCGTTGTTAGTGTAGTATTTAAAGTCTGATATATATGCCATTATTATTTAGAATCGTTGTTAGACTGTTCAGTTTCTTCTCTCTTAGCAAAACTATATATATCGTTCTCACGTATAGACATACCAGAGTACTGAAGTATTTTAGCGACTAGGCGGTACTCATCCTCTATAGGCAACTCAAAGTCTTGATAGTCTGGCTGCGTTTGGTCGAAAGATGGCTCACCACTAACTAGTGTAACGTATGTCCATTTAGGATCAGCAGGATACCTGAAGTATTGAGCCCAAACTTGCCCAACTGAATTTATTGTCTTTGGGAATACCTTGAGAGATATATCCTCTTGCGTGTATATTGGGTACTTGTTATTAGGAGCCGCAAGCAAAGACTTACGCAACATATCTATTCTGTTGTGGCTTACCTTTTCAGATTCGCTAGA